ATGAGGACATCAAAATTAAGGATGTTCTTGATTTGTCAGACGTTTCAAGACGAACATTTTACCGATATTTTGTTAATAAAAATTAATTGCTAAATCACTATTTTGAACAAATTATCAATCGTTACCTTACTGAAAGAAAGTATTTTACCGAAACGGATAATTTTCAGGATATATTGGCTGAATCAATGAACTTTTAGCATCAAGAACGTGAAATATTGCATATCTTGATAAAACACCAACACTACATTTTTTCTTTCACCAATTCAACGAGCATGCTAAGGAAGTTTATATGAGCATCACACTTCCATGGTTCGCTTATAGCGGAGAAATCGATAAAAAGAACTATACAAAATCTAGTTTGCTATAGAGTCTGTTTTTTTATTCTAAACAATTTGATCCTTTTTGAACACAAAAAAATCGCTACTCCTAGGAATAGCGATTTAATAAGATTCATTAGCCTACTTGAGTAGTCACCCTATTATTTAAGAGTAACTATACACACCCAAAATAATGCGTACACGATAGTAGAAAACATTGTAAAATAAGCATTCGTTCGATAGAAACTATATCGATTTTGTAAGGTAAAAACATAAAAGTTTTAAACTTATGCCCCTTTTTTGCCCCTTGTTTTTATTTTTTTATAACTCCTATAACCGCAACTACACACAAAAAGCTCCTAGCCTTATGGCTAGGGGTGTTAAAGTATTTGCTATTTAATTATAGCATTATTTTGATCCTAGCAACGCTTTTCCTTCATCGAGTGTTAGGTCTTTACCGTCTGTTTCAACTTTCTGACCTGCTTTCAGTTGGTTAAACATTGCGATAACATCGTTTTCTGCTGTGTTTAATTGTTCTTTACCTGCCATAGTATCACCAGTTTCTATCGATTTTCTTCATACCAGTTGCGCCCATAACACGCAAAATAGGTGCACCCGTTTCGTATTCTGCCATTGGAATGTCTCGACCAGTCGTTTGCTTAACAACCTCGTTCAGGTAAACGAGTTCGTCTGGGTCTTTGGCGGGATAAATTGTGTTAGTGCCAAAATTAGCAATAAAAATCGCACCGCTTGGAAATGCTTTGTCATTCAATACGTGATAAAATTTGTACATTTGGTTAAATCCTTTCGTTATTTGAGCTGTTGATGGTGTTTGCGTGCTTGTTGTATCGTCGCAATCCAGCAAGACCACGTTCTTATCAAGCCCGCCAGCAATACCAGTTGATGTAAATTGCCACCAGCGAATACCATCAAGTGCTGGGAAGATACTCCAGATTGGGTCTGGCGTGACATCGTAATTTGGATAGGCTGCAATCCATAAGCTGTTTGGATACTTAGCAATAATTTGTTCATAGTAAACATTAGCCAGTGTATAAGGCTTATAGCTGTAGTATATCGGCTGATAACCAGCTTGTGAGCATTTATCCATAAAAGCCAACACTGCATTAGTATTGGCTTGTTTTGATGTACTTGCATCATCTTCATAGTCGCAGACAAGGTAAGTAGGCTTAGTTGGTAAGTTAGCCAAGAAATAATTAGCTTCTGCTACTGCTTGACTGACATTACCGCCAAAACGCGCAAAGTGATAATAGCCGATTGGTTCGCTAGTTTGCGCTTGTGTGAAGCGATTAGGTGAAAGATAGCCAGTTCCCTCGCTAACCTTGATAATCGTTTTACGTGTTCCTGCGGCTTGACAGATAGCTGTTAAATCTGCCGATTGATAGCTTGACACGTCGATAAAATAATCATTCTTCTTCATTAGCTTCACCTAATTCTTTCTTAGGTTCTGTATACGTTAATGCCTTTGTACTATCACTAACCCCTGCGGTTGTTGGATCGTTAACAACTCCTAACAAAACAAGCAATGTTAAAACTGTATTGACAACGTCCGCAATGTTATCTGGTAGTTTCAAGCCCAATTGTTGTGCTAACAAAATCACCGTACTAGAAATGGCAATAAGTGTAGCTTTGTTTTTAAAACGTAATTTCCAATTAATCATGATAGCTCCTCCAATTTATTATCAATTTTTTCGACTTTCTCACTCAAGTTAGTAATTTCGGTGGTTAGTCGGATAAGTGCTTCATTTTGTTTGTCGTGATTGTCTAATCGTTTTTTGATTTCGATTAGTTCTTTGTCATGTTGTTTATCTTTTTCTTCAAGAATCGTCGTGCGACGTTCACTGTTTGTCATACGGCTTTGAAAAAAAGTAAAGAGCGTCAATACTGAGACTGACGCACTTAAAAACATGCTAATAATTTCAGGTTTCCACATGAATTCCTCTTTCTAAGACTACTTAGCAACCTCTTTAGTCAAATCAGCTAAAATGTCATCTTCAATTTCATAGCGTTTATCTCTAAATTCTGCTTCCAGCTTACGCAACTCTACCCGATTTTTTGCGTATAAGTCAGAATCATAAATATATTCATTAATTGTTGAAACACCATTTTCATTAATATCAACGACATACTGTTTAACAAGAGTTTCTTCGATTTTTAAATTACCTAATAAGTGTGTTGTTTTAATCGTTTCAAGTGCCATAATGTTATTCTCCTTTTTCTACTTCTTCTGGTGCAGTCGCTTCTTCTAATTGTTGTTGAAGCTCTGCATTTTGTTGTTGCAATTGTTCGACTTGTGCTTGTAGAGTTGCTTTATCAAGTGATAATTGTGCAATTTCTAAAGCTAGCTTTGATTGAATGTGTTGATTAAAGTTATTATTCATAAAATTTAAACTCCTGAAATTTGAGATATAGCGCTTCTGATAGCGTTTATTGCATTAGATGAAGTTCCTCCATTAATAATATGCTGGAAACAGTTCCTTAAAATTTGAATACAGCTTCTAACATGGTATCCAGAACCATCACCATTATCTAACCGAACATCTCCTGTAATGATATCTGCATTACGATAGCTTATCCCATATGGTCTCAACACAACATGAGAAGGGTATGTAGAAGTTGGAGGATATGTTTCCATTTTCCAACCTGCGGCAGATGTGTTGGTTACAACGTCTTTGTTATAACTATGTCCAAAATAAATATTATCGGCAATTACACGCAAAGAGTCAGCTCTTTCATGGTCATTTGCAGCAATACCATTAATGGTTTCAACTACAATCCCTGAAAATCCACCTTGGTCCCATTTGCCATCATTAAGCGTTGTTTCACGACGGTCACCGCCTAAAATAACTCGTGATAAGATTCGGCTAGTTCCACTAACTGTGATACTAGTATTTGAAAATTTAAGTCCCATTGTACTAGCGTTTGCTTGAACACGAAAAATACCAGTGTTGTTGTTATTGTAAAAAAGCTTACCAGTGTCGAGTTCAAAATTAGTTGCGTTAGATAGTGATTGTAATTTACCACCTTTGATAACATTAGCTGTAATACCGCTTGTTACAATCTTGTCAGAATTAATACTATTTGCTGCTATTTTATCTGTGGTAATCGCACCTGCGGCGATATTCGCTGCACTAATTGTTCCTGTTTTGATTTGTGCACTGGTAATTGTGCCACTTGCAATTTGACTAGCTGTAATGCTACCAGCTTTGATTTTGGCTGCATCTAATGTGCCAGCTGTAATGCGGTCACCATTAATGCTGTTCGCTGTCATTTTGTCGGTGGTTACAGAACCTGCCTTAATCGCGTCAGCTGTGATAGCATTGCTTGAAATCACGTCAGCAGTAATGATTTTACCGTTCAAATGTGCTGTGTTGATTGACTTACTGGCTATTTTGGTACTTGTAATAGCACCGTCAACAATCATGCTACCTTTCACGTTTATCTTGTCAGAGAATAAGTTGATAGCATTCTGATTAACAGCAAAATAAGAACCAATCGCATTAGCAACATCAGTCGTTGACTTGCCAGCCTTCATAACGATTCCATCTGCATTAATAGTCAAGCTAGCACTCTTAACCGTTGATTTATCCAACGAAGATACGCTCGCTTTGATTGAGTCTGTTGTCTGCTTAAATTCGCTTGTAACCTTGCTAATATCACTATCCACATCTTTTGGCGACTTACTAAACCCAGTCGCCACCTTGCCCTCTTGGATTTTAAGGTATCGGATTTTACCACCGTTACCCTTGCCGTCAGCTGACAGAGACAGAACTTCACCACTCAGAACGTAATCCGTGTTTAGCTT